TTTATGGTCTCCTCGGATCTGGAAATCCAGCTCCTATCATTCCAGTAGTTGCTTCAAGTTATGATCAAGCTGATCTTGTCTTTGGATCTGCGAAAGCAATGATCCAGAATGGTGAACTTAGACACTTTGTTGATCTACAAGAGCGAAAGATCATACTAAAAGACAATCCGAATGGTTATATCTTAAGAGTTCCCACTGTTGGAGGTGGAAACGATGGTTTAAGACCAGCTCCCTTTGGAATCTTTGATGAGATCCACGAGATGATCGGAAATAAAGAAAAAGCTCACTTAGTGATCCAGAATGGTTTAAGAAAAAGAAAAAACACCATAGGGATCAACATAACAACAGCAGGAGTTGAAAACTCACTTGCTTATCGAATGTATAAATATGCAAAAAGCATAGAAGAGGGACAAATCGAGGATGATGGTTTTTATTATAAGATTTATGAAGCAGATCAAGAATTGGATATCTCCAATCCTAAGCAACGAAAACAAGCTTTGGAGCAGAGCAATCCAGCTCTTGGCGACTGGGTTGATGCTGAACAGCTTGAAAGGGCTTTTCAACAAATACCAGAAAATGAGTTCAGAAGATATTTTCTAAACCAATGGACATCAACAGCTGAGCGTTGGCTTCCAGCTGGTGTATGGGAGGAATGTTATGAAGAAAAAAAACTGGAACTCAAGTCAAAAATTATTCTGGGTTTTGATGGATCATACTCAAGAGACTCCACAGCTTTGGTCGGACTATCCTTTGAAGAAGAAAGACCACATTTGGAAGTTCTCGGACACTGGGAACGACCAGTCACAGAGAATAAGCTTTGGAAGATTCCTAGAGATGAAGTCATTGCAAGAATCCACAAGATTTTCAAAGATTATGAAGTCATTGAATTTGTTGTTGATCCGATGGGGTTTCACTCCGAACTTGCCGAGCTAGAAGATCAATATGGCGAAGATATGATCCTTTATTTTGAGGGAAACTATCGAAAGAGAATGGCAGAAGCTACATCTCGATTTTATACAGCTGTATTAGAGAAAGATCTTTCACACGATGGTGATTTTGATCTCTTTCAACACTTGATCAACTGTGTCCCTAAGGAAACTCCTCAAGGCACATTGGTCACAAAAATAAACAAGTCATCTGCGAGAAAGATTGACTTGGCTATTGCTTCAATTATGGTTTTTGATCGTTGGTCTGATCTACGAAGAGAAGATCCAGAACCAGAAGCAAAAGCTCCAGAATTTATAACTTTTTAAGAGGATTAGAGATGTTAAATAATTTAATCGTTTTCAGCGTGGGATTCATTAGTGTGTCTGTCTCTGCATTTCTAGTATCAACACAAGTTGGACTTCTTGTTGTTGGACTGGGCTTCATTGCAATCGCTCTGCTGTTTGATTTTGAGAGAATATGAGATTATTAGAATTTTTTAAACCAAATATCGAAACCAGAGACATTGATGCTTCATTGTTTAATCTGGGATTAGAAGACAAAACAAAGACAAGCTCTGGAAAAGCAGTTGATCCATCATCTGCCATACAGAGTTCGACAGTTTATTCGTGTGTATCGCTGATCAGTGACTCTATTGCCACAATGCCAGTGAAAACATATAGAAAGACACAAGAATATCGTGAACCTACTACCCCACCAATATTTTTGGATAATGTTAATGGAATGCCAAATGCTGAGACTGATCTCTTCACTTGGTTGCATAGAACTATCAATTCACTGTGCCTTTATGGAAACTCTTATTGGTTAATCACCTCAAGAGATCGCAATGGATTCCCTAGTTCTCTTTATAACTTGCATCCAGATGATGTGCAGATCGACAGAAAAGGTGGAAAAGCGATCTACACCTACAATGGGAAAGAAAAGTTCACAAGATACACAGTTTTAAATCCATCTGGCGAGATCGTTCACATAAAGAACTTCGAACAAGGATCTGACTATGGATTGTCCCCAATTGAAGCTGGATCAGAAGCAATTGGATCAGCATTAGCTCAAGATGAGTTTGCNGGGACATTTTTTAAGAATGGAGCTGTTCTCTCTGGCGTTATAGAGATGAACTCAACTCCTACTGAAGAGCAATTAAGGATCTTTAAACAATCTTTTAATAGAAAACATCAAGGATCTAACAAAGCTCACAATATTGGAATTTTGACAGAGGGAAGCACTTGGAAACCACTTGCTCTCGATCACGAACAGATGCAGTTCCTACAATCTAGGAAATACACTAAATCTGAGATCTGTGGACTCTTTAGAGTCCCAGCGTATATGATCGGCGATCTGTCAGAGACAACAAAGCTCGGATCAAGTATCGAGGAGCAGAACAGAGTCTTTTATGAACTGACTCTTCTCCCCTATATCAACCGAGTTGAGACTGCACTGACAATGTTGCTCCCAAGAAATCAATTCGCAAGAATAGATGTCTCTGGGTTGCTTCGTGCAAACATAAAAGCTCGATATGAAGCATATAATCTTGGCAGAAATGCTGGGTTCTTATCTGTTAATGAAATTCGAGCAAAAGAAGATCTTTCACCAGTTGATTCTGAAATTGGAGATTCGTATCTGCAAAACTTGAATCAAGTTGCAGTGGAAGACACAGAAGACCAATCCGAATAGATTTGCTGACTCGGATAGGACTACACAATGTCATTAAGACATCAATGGAGGATCTCTGATCCCTCCGACATCGAGAACGATGATAATAAGACAAGAGAGATGCTTGGAATCTTTGGTGAAGATCATAAGAGATTCAAGAAAAATATTGGCTCAAGAAATTTCGGTGAGGAATGCTTTGAGTTTGATATGGCTCTCAATAATTTAAAGCGATTTGAAAAAGGTTGGAACTGGGAAGACTTTATTGGAAAGGTAGGATCATATCAAAGATTCGGACTAGATCCATTTGAGTATCACATTCCAAACGCTGTTGCTTTTAATCACGATCCCAAATTCTATAAACCAGATTATTCGGTTCTCTATTGGAAACGAAATAAAAATGGTTCAATACAGCTTATTAATAAGCTTGTAGAGGTTAAGGGAAGTAGAAACATTAAGAACCAAGACTATAACATTTATCTTGATTATCAGAAATATGTTATTGATCCACATAACAAGAAAGTTGAAAGTTATGCAAAGGATCGCCTTGCTCCTAAATGTTTAATTGAATTTGAGATATTTATTTATCCGACTGCTTATGCAAGTGGAATGAATGCTCAAGATGTCTCACTTTGGACACCAACTATTGGAATCACTGAAAAATTAGAAGTATGGACTCCAGCTGAATTAGAAGTTGCTTGGAATAATACTAAAAGAGATTTTAATAATCCAAATATGAGAGTGAACACAAAGTCAGTCTTTGATCCCAAAAAGGTTAACGCTATTGAGGGAGTTAGTGAATGGACTGATGCACATTATAAAAAGGCGATTCACAGGTCTGCCTTAGAACTTTAAGGAATTTAATGCCATATCCAGAGCAAGATCAATTTGGATCTAAATCAGAAGCACTAGACAAAGCAAAACTCATCGGTTGTTATATTGATGATTCATCTTTTCACGAAATGGAACTTGATGATATGACTTTGTTTATGCCTTGCAAGACACATCAAGAATATGAAGATATAACTGAAAGCCGATCAAAAGTTTATCTTGTCTATGGAGCTGGTTGTTCTGGGAAAAATACTTTTGTTAAAGAGAATATGAAAAATGGGGATCTAGTCATTGACTTTGATGCTCTACACTCTGCAATCTCTGGAAAAGAAAGTCACGATCATAATAGTGAATTATTTTCATTTGTTTTTGATGCAAGGGATCAATTGCTCAAAACATTTAAACAAAAAGGTTTGAATGGAAGTCTTTGGATTATACACTCAGCTCCAAAAAGAATTGATCGACAAAAATTTGTTGATGAATTTAATGCAGAGCTAATTTTTATAGATACAGACCTTGCAACTTGTCTTGATCGTGCAAAAAACGAAAGACCAGAAGAGTGGTTATCATATATTGAAAATTGGTTTAATAACTACGAACCAGAAATGATAAGAGCTGAGGAACGATCTGAGCATATCAATGTGCCAGATTATGTTCAAGCTAATGCTCAAAGAGGTTTAGATAATTTAGATCTTGCTGGTGATGGACTTGTTGATGCAACTAAAAGCAGTGCAAGACTTATGGCGAGAGGATCAATCACAGAGGATAAATTAAGAAAGCTCAGTGCTTGGATAAAAAGGCACAAGGGTGATCTTCAATCTGAACAAGTAAAAGATGGCAAGATCAGTGCTGGTGTGGTTGCACACTGGCTTTGGGGATCTGGATCAGCAGAAATTTCTGTTGGTGCAATGCTTAAAGGAGCTGATCGAACTATTGCTTGGGCAGACAGAGAGATCGAAAAATTAGACAATAATGGAGAAAGAACATTGGAAAAGATAAACGAAAAGATCTTCAGTTCAGAACCTAAACAAGTCAGACCAACACCAACTCACGATGTGAGATATATAGTCAATGAATTTGAAGCAAGAGCATTAGATGGCTCAAAAGCTGTTATCAGTGGATATGCTTCGATCTTTGATAGGTCTTCTCAAGTGCTTGGTGGAGGTTTTGTTGAGCAGATTAAAAAAGGTGCATTCACAAAGACACTACAAGAAAGAGGCACACAAACTTCAAGAGATGACATAAAAGCTTTATTCAACCACTCAACTGATCTAGTTTTAGGATCGAAAAGATCTGGAACTTTAAAGCTCACAGAAGATGCAAAAGGACTTCATTATGAAGTGAATTTGGATCTTGACATCACTCACCACCGATCAGCTTTTAAAATGATCGAAAGAGGCGATGTGACTAATTCATCTTTTGGTTTTGATGTCATCGAAGAGAGATGGTCAGTCCCAGAATCTTCATCTGAACCAGTTATGCGAGAAGTGTTAGAGACAAGACTTTATGAAGTTAGTCCAACACCATTCCCAGCTTATCAAGACTCATCAGTCTCAGCTGAGAGATCGTTTAAAGGTTTAGCTGAACTAAGTGGACTTGATCTTCGTGATCTAATTGAAGCAAATGATCAAGGTTCATTGAAAGAACTTCTTAATGAAGAGAATGAAACTGTTTTCAACGCTGAAGCTAGAAAAAGAAGACTAGATCTTCTCAAATCGAAAGATTTATAAACTTAGACACAGACTCGATGATGAATCAGTCTTTGTCGCTTAATTAACAATCCAATAAGTCGAACACAATTCACTTATTAATTTTCATATAAGGAGAAAATATATGAGCAATCCAATAGTTGAAAAACTATACGAGGAAAGAGCTAATCTCTGGGATCAAATGAAAGAACTCAATGATCGTGAGATCAAAGAGGAAAGATCACTTGATGCTTCAGAAAAAGAAGCTTGGGACAAGATGAATGACAGAATGTCAGAAATCGATGCCAGAACTTCTGAACTTGCATCTGTTGAAGAAGCAAATCAAAAATCTGAAGAAGCAAGAGCAATCTTTGAATCTTCATCCCCAGCCCCAGTCATCGAAAAAGAAGTTGAAGCTCCAAGTGATGCTTCGATTTTAAGATCAATGGCTAATGGTGAAATAAGATCACACAACTTTGAAAAAAGAGATCTCACCAAAGGAGCAGATGGTGGATTAGTTCCTCAAGGTTTTTATGACCAAATAATTGCGAAACTAGATGAGAACGCTGTCGTGAGACAGTTCGCAACAGTTGTCTCAACAGCTGGTGGCGAAGACATCAAGTTTCCACAAATCACAGCATTATCATCTGCATCATTAGTTGCAGAGGGTGGAGCAATCGGTGAAAGCGATCCAACAAGTGCATCAGTCACATTAGGAGCTTTCAAATATGCCTACCTCACTCAAGTATCTTCAGAGCTTTTAGCTGATGAGGGTGTTGACATCGAGGGATTCTTAGCAAACGATGGTGGTCGTGCATTAGGAAATGGAGCAGGAACTGACTTCGCAGTCGGCAATGGCTCAAGCAAACCAAATGGTTTGATGAATGCTTCTGGAACTGGTGTCACTTGTGCATCAGCAACAGTTATCACACCAGATGAGATCATTGATCTTTATCACAGTGTGACTTCCCCATATAGAATCAATGGTGCTTGGATAATGAATGATGCTACTTTGAAAGAAGTTAGACAACTCAAAGATTCAAACAACCAATATTTGTGGCAACCATCACTGCAACAAGGAAATCCAGATATCTTATTAGGATCTCCAGTTGCTACTGATCCGAACATTGAAACAATTGCAACAGCAAAGAAAGTTATTGCTTTCGGAGATATGAGCAAATATTTCATTCGTGAAGTTCAAGGAATACAAGTTGACAGATCTGTTGACTTCGCATTCGCCAACGATTTAGTGACTTTCAGATTTATCTATCGTGCAGATGGTGATCTTATGGACACAAACGCTGTTAAAAGAATGGTCATGGCTTAATCGCCTCACCTTTCTTAGTCTTTCATCTGGCAACAGATAAAGATGGTCAAGATCCAGCAATGGATCATTGACTGAGATATTCAGTCTCATTCACTCACTCTCTACTTCCAAGATTGAATGTCTCAGTGAATCAATAGGAGAAATAATGAAAATCAAGATGAAGATCAGTCTTTCTGGTCTATACAATGGAAAACCAATTCCCCCAGCAGGAGAGCTTTGGGAAACTGATAAGAACAACGCTGTTGATCTTATTGAAAAGGGTTATGCAGAACCAGTTAAGTCTGCTCCAAAAAAGACAGCTTCTAAACCAGCTGGAAAAGAAAAAAGCTAGTGAAAAAGTCTGGCTATATGAAAAAGAAATCTAATAAGAAAAAAGGATCTAAAGGTCGCAAATGATCGGATATTCAGTTGGAAATGGAACTCAGCATATATATAAAGATTCGTTAGGTCGAATCTATGTTAATGCTTATATTGATGGCACTCTCACAAATGCCAGTGGATCAGTCACAGTCACAGTGACCGATGAAGCAGGAAATGTGATCATCAATGGACAAACTGCCACAACAGACACAACTGGGATTTATTATTATGATCTAGGCATCACCAACACAACCAATGTGAACAAACTCTATGCAGTTTGGTCTGGAACTTGGGAAAGTGTTGTCCAGAAGCTTAGAACAAATCACGAGATTCTTGGATTTCCTTTATTCACTGAAGCACAAGCAAGAACATTCGACATTGAACAATTGAACTCTGCAAGTGACTATTCAGATGCAACAATTTTAGAAGAGAGAGCAAAGATCACTGATCTATTAGAACAATGGACAGGAGCTTCTTGGACACCTAAATATTCTTTGGAAAAAATGCAAGGTGACACAACAAGAGTCTTATCAGTGCCTCACTTCAATGTGAACAAAGTGATCTCTGTCACCATACTTGGTGAGAGTATTGCAACATCTAACTTTGAGATTGATAACAAAGCAGGGTTTATTCATAGAACAGATGGCTTCTTTCCAGAAGCGACTTCAGAGTTTCCAATGCCCATTGTTATCTCTTATGAGTATGGATGGGACTTCCTCAAGAATGGTGTTGATCGTATTGCATTGAAACTGCTACTTGATCGAGTGATCTCAACAAACATTCCAGATCGAGCAACTTCTTTCAATGATGAGATGGGAAATATCTCTTTAGTCACACAAGGAGGAGGATTTAAAAATCCTACAAGAATCCCAGAAGTTAATCAGTGGATCGATGAGAACTCAGAAAAAGTCTTTGGTGTTTAATGGCGATCTCATCAGTTGTTAAAACAGTAAGAGACAATTTAAAAACACAATTAGACAACCGAGCAGGTTTAAATGGTGTCTCGATCTTTAAATACCCTCCAATGGATCAAGCTCCCAAGAAAGAGATGATCTATATAGGAGATGCAGACTCTTCAATGGACTTTCAATCTTTTGGATCAGTGTATGAAGAGGATTTAGGTTTAAAAATATTTATATATACGCTTCGAGCTGGAGCTGGAGACTCTGTTGCCTCCACCACAGAAAGCAGATCTCTAGCACTAGCTAATGAAGTGATTGACCAATTAAACGATGATACAACCATTAATGGAGCTGTGATTGTCTCAAGAATCTCAAATATGCAGATCGATAACACTTTATCTGATGAGGGCAGAGTCTGTCTCATCGAGATGAATTTAGAAGCTCAAGCAACACTATCGGAGTAGATATGACAAAAAAAACAAATTATATTGCAATCGTTGATTGTGAAATCAAGAAAAAAGAATTTAAAGCTGGTGATTCAGTTGATGTGCAAGTCCCTAGGTGGATGGTCTTGCAAGGACTTGTCTTGCCAGAAGACAAAGCAAAGAAACTAGAAGAGGAATAATATGCCTACATTTATCGCAGGAAAAGACAATAAAATCTTATTTGGAATCCACGATCTATCCAGTTATTTCACTGATGCAAGTTTTTCAAGAGAACAAGCAGTCAATGAAACTACGACATTTGGATCGGATCAAGCTTCCTATATAGGTTCAATCGAATCAGCATCAGCTTCCTTGACTGGATTTTATGATGGTGGATCAGATGCAGTCGATGAGGAGCTTCAAGCTGTCATTGGATCTGCAACTGCAACTCCCCTCTCAATTTATCAAGGTGGCGACACTGCTGGGAATAAAGTTGTCTTATTAAATTCAAAGATTCAAAACTACACCATTGACTCGAATGTTGGAGATGCTGTCGGTGTCTCTGCTTCATTCACTGGTGATAACTTTGGAAATGGGAAAAGCTTATATGCTTTGACCAATACAAGTGCAACAGCTAACACGACTGCTGTTGACTTCGGTGCTAGTTCATCATTAGGTGGTCAAGCATTTCTACATTGCACAGCTCATAGCTCTGCAAACATATCAGTGAAAATACAATCATCAGCAGACAACTCATCTTTTGCAGATGTCTCTGGTTTTTCTTTCACTGCAATCACAGGGACAACCTCTCAGAGAATAGCAACCACAAACACAGTCAATCGTTATGTTCGCATAGTGATCACAGTGACTTCTGGCTCTGCAACCTTTTCAGTTGGTTATTCCCACAATTTAAAGTAATTAATTAATTTAATTTAGGAGAAATAAAATGGCTTTCAACTCTGGAAAAGATTCATTTTTTAGCGTAGATGGAACAGACATATCAAGTTATGTCAATCAACTCTCATTATCTCGAGACGTTAACACCTTAGAGACTACATCGTTTGGTTCAGATCAAGCTTCTTTTGTAGTTGGAATAGAGGGACTTAGCATTTCTGGAAGTGCAAGTTTTGATGCGACTGCTGATGGTGTGATGGCAGGTCTCTTCGATGGCTCAGTAGTAGCTTTCGAGTATCGACCAAACAATGCCAGTTCCCAACCGAAATACACAGGGAACGCCTTAGTCACAAACTACACAATTGATTCAAGTGCGACTGATCTAGTATCGATCAGTTTTTCTTTAATCGTTAGTGGTGCAGTGACTCGAGGAACTGTCTAAAACTAAAAATGGTCTCACAAAGAAGAAGACTTAAACAGCAAATTAAAGGTCTGGGAACTAAAATCGAAGTCTCTGGTGTGGATATTGCCAACCAGAAGAGATTGATTGAACTTCTCGGATCTGATGCTGTGAAGATATATAAACAATTTAACTATCAGTTTGGCGAGAATGTCGCCAAAGATGTTAGGAAAGTTCTACCAGTGGACTCTGGCAAGTTAGTTGCATCAGTTAGAGCAACAAAAACCAAACAAGGAGCATCGTTTCGAGTTGGTTATAACAAAAAAATCACTTATGCACGACTTATAGAGTTCGGAGGATATAATCCCTATTCTTCTGCAATTGTTGGAAGAGCTGTCAGATTATTCAAACCGAAGAAGAAAAAAGGATATTTTATTTTCCCATCGGTGCGAGAACGACTTCCAGAAATGCAAAATGATTATGTCAGAAGACTTAACAAGCTTGTTATCAGTATGTATGGCAAAGCTGGATCTGGTAGAAAATTTATGGGAAAAAGTTAAGAGGAGAAATAATGGCAGATGAGGACAACAATCTTCCAGTTATCGTGATCAAAGATAAACAATATCTTTTGGATTATTCAGATATAACTGGGATCGAATGGCGAGAGATCAAGAAGATCACTGGTCTTAATTCAATGGAAGCAATCGGACAGACATCAATGATGGACTTTGAAGCTCTTGCATCTATTGTGCTGATCTTTGCAAAAAGAGAAGACAAGACAGTCAAATATGAAGACATCTTGGCACAGTTGACCATTGAATCAGTTAAAACACAAGAGGAACTGGATCAAGAAATCCCAAAAGACTAAGGAGAGCTTATCGGAAGCATCTTCCAGCTCTCAGTCACTTTTTCGGAATACGACCTTGGGAATTTGATTTGCTCACTATGGGAGAGATCAATGAATATCTTGAACAACTCGATGAATTTATAAGGAATAAAAATGGCTAATAAAAATGCTCAGATAATGGTCAATATTGCTCTGGACACAGCTCCTCTCGAAGCTGGACAGAAAAGAGCAATTAAGCAGTTTGATAAAATTGGATCACTAGGTCAAAGAGCTAGTGGTGGTCTTAAGACTCTAGGCAAAGGGATGGCGAAAGTTGGTCTCTTAGCTGGTGCAATGGCAGGATCTGTTGGTGTCGTATCAAACAAGATGGTTCAACTTGCTTCTGATAGTGAAGAGAGTGCAAACGCATTCGGTGTCACATTTAAAGAAGCAACTCAAGGTCTTAATCAATTCGTTGATGAGTTCTCCACAAAAGCAGGTTTCACAACAGCTGAACTGCAACAACTACTTTCATTCACTGGTGGCGTTGTTAATGGTATGGGAGCAAGTGCTGAGGCATCAGCTGAGTTCTCTAAACAAGTTGCAGTTCTATCTGGTGACATTGGATCTCTTAGAAATATAGATCCCTCAGATGTGCTTGATCGTATCACTAAATCTTTAACAGGTGAACGAGAGGGCTTGAAGCAACTCGGTATTGTTATTAATCAGACAGAGCTTGATCAAAAAGCTTTGACAATGACTAACAAGAATGCTGTCTCTGAACTAACAGCAATGGATCGTGCAACAGCGACTTTGACTTTGATTCAAGAGAGATCATCAGATGCAATTGGCGATCTGGATAATACATCAGAGGGTTTTGCAAACACTCAGAGAAGATTAAAAGCTGAACTTAGAGAGACTGCAACTGCAATGGGTGAATCATTGATGCCTAGTGTCAATGCTGTGCTTCCACTGATTTCAGAAATGGCTTCAGATGTTTTGCCAAAAATGGCTAGAGCATTTGCTAATGGTGTTGAAAAAGTTAAAGAGTTCAATGAACAATTTGGTGAAGAGATAATGGGAAGATTGAAGAAAACTTTTCAATTCTTTCAAGATACAGCTGTGATCTTAAGTCACTTAATTGGAAAATTTATAGATATGATCGCAAACTCCAAGATCCTTGCATTTGTGCTTGGTGATCTTGAAGAGACTCAATATGGGTTAATAGATGCAGTTGGCGACTATGCAGACAAGATCAGAGAACAAAACGCTGAAGAAAAAAGAGCTATTAGATCTCGAGAAGATATGATCAAGAAATACACTAAGACTGAAGTTGTCTTGAATAAGACACAGATGGCTCAATTTAGGTTCACACAGGAAATGCGAGAATCTACTGAAGCAGTTGAAGATCATACTGATGAAATTGTCTTTGGTGCAGTAGAGTTCCAGAAATACACTGGTTCAATCAACAAAGCTCTCTCCTCTATTAAGACTCTCACTGGTTTGCAAGAGCGAGGCAAGAGAGAACAAGAACGACTGGATGAAGCAACTGGCGAACTTGAGGAATCAAACATTCAAGTTGCTAAAGCACAGCAAATTCTTGCACAGTCACAGGACAAAGTCACACAGCTTCAAGCTGATGGAACTGATGTCACAGCTCAAGAAGAGTTGGCAATTATACAATTAAAGAAATCTATCGAGGAGCTAACTGAAGCTCAAGATGGATCAAGAGAAATGGAACTCGAACTGATCCTCGCTAAAGAGGAACTTGTTGAGTTAGAGAAAGAAGCGACTGCTCAGTCTGATGCTTATTTCGATGCAGTTAGATCTGTTGAAGAAGCTGAAGAGGAATTGACTCAAGCTATTGAAGATCAAAAACAAGCTAGAGAAGATCAGATTCAAGCTAAGAAAGACCTTGCTGAAGCTACAAAGATCAGTGCTGAAAACATACTCACTGAAGCTCTTGCAATTAAAGAACTTGAAAAAGCATTTGGATCATTTGAGGGTGAAACCTTTAAAAGAACATTAGAAGAGATCGCCTTAGTAACAGGCAGAAAGATAGCTGAAATTGAACAGGCATTCGCTAATGCTGGACTGACAGCAGGTTCTTTCACTGCTCCAGATAGTGGATCAAGCAGTGGATCAAGTGAAGTTTCCTCAGC